GGAACTCGCCCGTCATCGTCGTGCCGGACAGCGAGCGGGTTATCTTTCTTGAGCCGAACCAGCCAGCCGCCGCGCCCTGGCCGGCCGTGATCCTGTCGCGGGGACGGTACCTGGAGCTGATCGAGGCGGAAATGATCGTGCAGTCAGGGAGGGTCGAATGAGCGGTGAGGGGATCGGCCGCGATCGCCCTCGCCCCCTGGGGGCCCTGTGGAACCAAAACAAGGATCGGGGGGATCTGTATGTGCGGGCCCGTGACCCGGTCAAGGCCGCCGCCCTGGAGGCGGCCATCGAGTTCGAAGACGAGATCGAGGGAGATTTCCCGGAAAGGATGGTCATGGACGAAACCAAAGGCCCGGCCCTGTCGGCCCTGGAGGAACTGGTGGAGATCGCGACCCGAATGAAGAAGGACAAGGCCCGCCTGGAGGAACTCTGCCGGCAGCTGGCCGAGCTCCCGACGGAGGGCACCCCCAGGGCCCGCAAGACGGGCCGCAAGACCCTGGCAAGCGACCGCTGGAAGAAGGTCATCTGCCCGGACTGCAAAGAGCCGGTGGGCTCGCGGGTGTACGACGGGCAGCGGTACCCGGTCCTCCATTCCCACGGCGCGAAGCGGTGCCCGGGCAGCTTCAAGGCCGTGGCGCATAAGGAGGTCTGCGACGAATGACGATTCGGCAAAGGATTCAAGGGGCCTGGTGGTCGTTGCGCGGCTGGGACTATCGCCGGCTGTGGCAGCGGGCGACGGTGACGATCCGCCGTCTGGAGAGGGAGAATCGCCGGCTCCTGGACCAGGTGACGGACCTGACGCGGCTGGCGGCCTGGCAGAAAAACGGGCGGGCGTCCGCGGACAAGAACCTGGCGATGCTCGTGAGCCGGGGGCCTTCGATGGACACGCAGGTGGGCCGGGCCCTGGAGCGGATCCTCCGAGCCCACGGCCTGGTCGGACCCCAGAGGACGAGGGTGGGGCCGGCGACCGGTACGAACCGGACGAAGCGGATTGACGGGGTGACCCGGCCGCCGCCGTCCTAGGCGGTGTCGTTCTCGGGTGGCTTCAGTGCGACGGATAGGTGCCGATAGACGGATCCGCGGACCGCTACGAAGGCGGTCCGCCTGAGGATGGGATAATGTATGAGCTCACGGAGGGGACAACGGACAGAGCAAAAGGGCCCGGACCAGGCCGCGGCCCCTGGAACGGCGGCCGGCGGTCCGCCGGCCGTGGCCGTGCCTGGGCCCGGTGACTTGGTGTGCGAGGGGTTGCGCCGGTTCCCCTGGCCGGCGAATCCGAGGCAGCGGTACGACCCGTACACGACGCCGTATCTGGCCGTCGTCAACGCCAGGGGGCCCTGGGGGACATGGAAGCACGACCGCGCGAACCCGCCGTTCATCCCGCTGTATCTGGACCTGTTCGGCAAGGGCTTCTGGCGGGCGGCGACCGACGGGCAGAGGGTCTTTGCGCTGACGGTATGGGCGCATGCGGCCCGGGACGACGACTGGGGGATCGTCTGGGGCGATCCGGCTCGTCTCATGCACGAGTGGGGTCTGGACCCGATGCGGATGATCGGGAATTTCGACTGGATGATCGACAACGGACTGGTCTGCTACCTCTCGCACGCCGAGGCGGCGGCGGCCCGCTCCTGGCGGGGCCATCGCGGGGCCGGCTACCGCGGCAGGAATTGCGAAGGGGGAGAAACCAAGGGGGGGACTATAGGGGGGAATCTGGAAGAGGGGGAAGCAAGCAAGCAAGCAAGAACAAGCAAGCAAGAACAAGCAAGCAAGCAAGAACAAGCAAGCAAGCAAGAACAAGCCAGATTCCAACCCGCAACTTCAGCGCGCGCGCCTACAGGTTCCAGTTTCCCAGGTTGCGCGCAAGACCAAGCAAGACAAGACCAAGAGCAAGAACAAGACCAAGACCAAGAGCAAGAACAAGAGCCAAGCCAAGCAAGCACAGCAACGGCACGGCAACGCCAAGCCAAAAAAGCTGGGAACCTGCCGCAATCTGACCAGGGGGCCGGAACGGGCCCAAGACCCCGTCCCGCAGGCCAGGGTGACATGGCCGCCACGGGCCGGCCCCCGTCAGTCTCCGAGGCCGCCGCGCTGGGCAAGATCCTCTCGGCCAAGCAGCTCGCCTGGGGCAATCCGCTGGCGGTGGACTTCGCGCGGCACATGGTGACCGCGATCACCGGCCGCACGTGCGACGACGACCTGAACGAGGCCTCCGACCGGCTCCTGATGGACCTGGGGCCCTGGGTGTACTACTGGGTCGAACACGTGCAAAACAGCCTGGACAGCGGGAATTTCGCGGCGTTCCGCGACCGCTGCGCGAAGGCCATCGCGCGGAAAAAAAAGTGCAGGGGGGTCCGAAACCTCGGCGGCGTGGCCAGGGCGGATATCGTGCCGGGCGTGCTGGCGGCGATGGTGAAGGGGACCTGATATGACCACAAAACAGACCGCGAAGAAGGCGACGAAGAAACCGACACGGCGACACCGGATTCCAGATCACAGGTCACTCGCCCCCAAGCAAATCCCTGCGGAACAGGGAAAAAACCCCAATACGTTCGCCGTCGGCTACGGAAAGCCGCCGATCGAACACCAATTCGCCCCCGGACAATCGGGCAATCCGGCCGGCACGCCCCCGTCGCGGGCGAATCTGTGGCGCCATCTCTGCCAGTTCCTCCAGGGAGGGGAAGAACTGGCCCGCCGGGTCCAGCAGGACCGGACCGAACCCCTGGCGCGGCGGATCGCGGCCCGGCAGGCCCTGCAACTGCTGAAAAAGGGCCTCGCCGGCGCGGCGCTGCCGGCGACGATGCGGATGTGGGACCGCGACGAGGGCCGGCCGGTGGCGCATGTGGTCATGGAGTCGCCGGACGTCCTGACCCCCGAAGAATGTGAGGAGATCCGCCAGGCGATGAGGACGCGAGATACGGGATGCTGACGGACCGCCAAATCTCGATGATCGGCAGGAAGATCCTGAGCTATCGGCCGCTGCCCGAGGCCCGAAAATTCCACGCCTCGCCCGCGAAGTACCGATGGTTTTTTGGAGGAAACCGATCGGGAAAGTCCGAGGCGAATATCGGGTACGACCTGTGCTCGTACGCCCTGGGCGTGCACCCCTACCGTGCCACGCCGGCCGGCGCCGTCGTCTGGGCGATCGCCCCGACGTGGGAGATGGTCGGCAAGATCCTCTGGCAGGAGAAAATCAAGGCCTACCTGCCGATGCGGAGGCTCCGGGCGGTCGTCTGGCACAACAAGGGCGCCGACATCCCCAAGGAGCTGCTGCTGGACAACGGAAACCGGATCGAGTTGAAGGCCTTCGAGCAGGGCCGCGTGGCGTTCCAGGGCCGCGCCGTCGATGCGATCTACTGCGACGAGCAGTGCGAGCACGACTCCGCCGCCATCCTGGACGAGCTGGTGATGCGACTGGCCGACCGCGACGGCTTCCTGGCCTGGTCGGCCACGCCGCTGATCGCGCAGGACTGGATGGAGGCCCGTCAGCGGGACCCCGGCCCGCAGGACGCGGTCTTTCACGCGGATCTCGGCGACAACCGCGTCAGCCGCGGCGGGTACATCGCCGATGCCCAGATCGACGCCCTGATCGCGGCCTGGCCCGAGGAGGTCCAGGCCACGCGCATCCGCGGGTACTTCGCGGCGTTTCTGGGAGCGGTCTACAAGAGCTTTCGCCGAGATATCCACGTCCGCGATGTCACCCTGCCGCCGGATGCGGAACACTACCAGGCGGTGGATTTGGGCTACAACAACCCCTTCGTGTGCCTGGCGGCGGGCCGGTACGGGCCGGATCGACGATGGCACGTGTACGGGGAGTACTATCAGGCCCGCGAGTTCTTGGCCGTCCACGCGGCCAAGATCAAGGCCCTGACGGGCTCGCGGCGGATCGTCGCCCGCTGGGCCGACCACGACGCCCAGGACGTCGCGGAGCTCCGCTCCCTGGGGATCGAGACCCTGCCGGCCAAGAAGGACGTGCGGCTGGGGATCGAGCTGGTGCAGGCCAAGCTCAAGATCCAGCCCGATGGCAGGCCGCAGCTGACCATCGCCCCGGCCTGCGTCCATACGATCCGCGAGATGATCGCCTATCGCTGGCGAGAGGGCACGGACACGCGAGACCCGCGCGACGAGCCCGAAAAGCAGAACGACCATTGTCCCGACGCCCTGCGGTACCTGTTGTACTCGACGGAAGGGGACAGCTATTTCGGACGGTGACATGCATGATTGACGGACAGTTGCATTTTCCCCGGGAACGGGACGTGGAATATTCGAGGATCTTCCTGGGCGCCGCCTGGCCGGCGGCGCGGGCCGGCTGGGGCGTCGTGGTCGGCGAGAGCCAGGTGGCGTTCGTCGCCGGGCGCCCGCGACTGGAGGTCCTCGATGAGGTCCAGGACGAGCGGCTGGATCGGCTCGTGGCCCGCCTGGCCGCCCTGAGGCAGTACTACCGCCCCGAGAGCGTCCTGGGCGACGCCTCGCACGTGGCGGCGGTCGAGTTCTGCCTGGAGCACGGCCTGAGGCTGGACCCCTCGCCCCTGTGCCAGATGGAGGGCCCCATGGGCTACGTACTGCCCGTCCTGAGGCGGATGGTGGGCCGCGACGGCGGCGGCCAGGGACGGCTCCGGATCCCGGAGGGCTCGACCCTGCGGGGGGAGATGATGATCCCGCCGTTGCGGGCAGACCCCGCGACGCTGGAGCTGACGGATTATCCGGCGGTGGCGGCCCTGGCCTTCGCCGCGATGGGCCTGGAGCTGACGCGGGAGGATCCCAGGACACAGACCCCCACCGAACTGGCCCGGGAAGGCAAGGTGCTGCGATGACCCCCCGAGAGATCGTCGCCGTGGTGTACGAGTCGCGGACGGATTGCCCGTCCCTGGGCAGTCGAGTGCGGCTGCTGCTGTCGTGCGGGCACGTCAAGCGGCTGAAGGCCTCGCAGGCCCCGCGCGCAAAGACGCATTGCCCCCAGTGCGAGGCCCAGAGGCAAGCGAAAGGAACGGCACGTGGCTAGAGAGCGTGGTCATCGAGAGCGGCAGCGGCTGGGGCCGGTGATCGGCCGCCTGCCGGAGCTGGAGCGACGGATGAGGCTGTCCTACGAGCGGTTCGCCGATCCGGCCGGATGGCGGGAACTGGCCCAAGACCTGGGCCTGACCCTCCGGGAGGTGCAGGTGGCCTTGCTCCTGCTCAAGGGCCTGTCTTTGGGCGAGATCGGCAAGGCCCTCGGGATCAGTAAGGGAACGGTGCAGACCTACAACCAGCGGCTGCACCATCGACTGCGGGTGCGGAACCGGGGGGAACTGATCTCGACGATCGTCCTGGCCTCCGGAATCCTGCTGCCTGCCAATTCAAAAGAGTATCCTTAAATATATACAGGCACACGCGGTTTTACGCGAGAAAACCGCATTTTGGCACATTGGGCCCCTCGAATCTGCGCCGCGGGTCTAGGCTTGGGGCATCGCCGGCCATGACCTGTCTGCCGGACATCAAAATGGTGAACCAGATGGCTGAGAACATCTTTCAGAAATGGAACCGGGCCAGTCCGCTGATTAAGGACCTGGGCTGGGCCGGCTTCGCGAAGTACTGGGCGACCTCCCAGCCCGTGACGTCGCAGACGCCCGTGGTGGGCCCGACCGAGGCCGAGGTCCTGGCCTCCGATCAGCGGATCCGCCGGCGGATGGCAGGCCAGATGCCCCGCGTCCCACGGGGCATCTCGCAGACCGGACTGCCGGCGAGACTGACGATGCCCACCCTGATCGGGTTTTGACATGAGGACGGCATGGACGCAAACGACCTGATCTCCCGCTGGAATTCGCTCGATAGCGAGCGATCGGCCGTCAAGGCCAAGGTCCAGGAAATCATGGAATACTGTCTCCCGGGCCGGGCGACGGTCGCCGTCCAGCGCGCGGAAGGCCACAATGTCCGGGAGCTGTTCGATTCGACCGCCGAAACGGCCTGTCAGCGGTTCGCCACCGGCATGTACAACTTCATGTGGTCTCCGGCCCGACGCAACTTCCTCCTCCGCCCGCCGATCGAGGAGGGGCCCGGCTCCGGGGACGTCTGGCGGCCGCTGCTGGCGATCTCCGAGACCATCCAGGACGAGATGGGGAGCTCAAACTTCGAGGAGGCGTTCTATGAGATCGCCCAGGACTGGGGCACGGCGGGCCTGGCGACGATGGAGCCCTCGCGGGGCCTGACGTCGCTCTATGAGTTCGCCGCCTACCCGTTCGAGCAGATCGTTTTTGCCGAGAATAGCCGCGGCCGCGTCGATACGGTCCTGCGACGGACGGGCATGACGGCCCGCCAGATCGTGCAGGAGTTCGGCCCCGGCCCGCAGGCGGTCGGAAAGACCATCTGGGATGCCTATAGCGCCAACGACGGCCGGGACCGAGACAAGGTCTTTGAGATCCTCCACGGGGCGATCCCTCGCGCCGAGTACTCCGCCGGCGCCAGGGACGTGCTGAATATGCCCGTGGCCTCGGTCTGGGTGGCGGTGACGGATCGGATCCTGCTGCGGGAGTCCGGCTGGCCGGAGCAGCGGTACCTGGTGAGCCGCTTCGCCAAAGCCTCCGGCGAAAAGCACGGCCGCTCGCCCGCCCGGATGTGCCTGCCGGACGTCAAGATGGTCAACCAGATCGAGCAGTCGGTCATCGAGGGGGCCGAGCAGGTCGTCCGACCGCCGATCCTCAATCCCGACGGCGCGGCCCTAATTCCGGACAAACGGGGCCGGATTGTCTACAAGCCAGGTTCGATCCTGAATTATCGTTCCAATCCCATGGCGCCGGGCCTGCGGCCGGAGCCCTTCCCGAGCGGGGCCCGCGTGGACTTCGGGGCCGAGTACGCCGAATCCAAACGGCAGATCATCAAGAGCGCCTTCTTCAACGACTTATTCCTGATCCTGGGCGACGAGAAGCGGCGCACGGCGACCGAGGTCCGGTCCATCCTGGCCGAGAAGCTCGCCATGCTGGGCCCGGCGTTCGGACGGATCAAGGTCGAGATGTTCGACCCGATGATTCGGGTCCTCCTGTCGATCCTGGCCGAGCGGCCCGATCTGCTCCGCGGGATCCCTTTGGGATATTTGCAGCTCTCGAATATCCGGTATATCTCGACGCTGGCGATCGCGATGGAATATGCGGAGCTGTCCTTGATCGAGGACGCCATGATGTTCCTCTCGCCCTTGGGCGAGCTGGATCCGACGATCTTCGATAATTTGTCCTTCGACGAGATCACCCGCGGCTTCCTGGAGAAGATGGCCTGGCCCGTTCGGTGGCTCAAGAGTCGCGACGAAGTCAAGGCGCTTCGGGAGGCCCGAATGCAGTATCAGGCCCAGCAGCTGCAGCAGGCCCTGGCCCAGCAGCAGATCGATCAGGCATGGCAAAGGACGAAGCGCCCCGAGCCCGGCTCGCCGGCGGACGAACTGCTGAACCGGAGGGCCGCCTGATGGGACCGATTCCTCTGTCGACACCCTCGGAGGCCACGATGCGGGCGTATCGCCAGTTCGCCGCGATGACCGAGATGGCCGAGACGATCCTGCAGGACCTGGCCGACCAGATCCCCGGCGACTTCGATCCGCAGAACCAGTACATCACCGCGTACAATCTGGGCCAGTACCGCACGATCCAGCGGATCGAGCTGAGGATGGCCCAGGCCAGACAGACGCAAGAACAATATCCGGAAGCAGTGACCCATGGCCAAGAGTGACACGAACCATACGACCCCCTCCGGTCCGACCGTGACGGATCGGGACCGACAGATCCATCAGCAGATCGCCCGCGAGACGGCGGAGCTGGCCGCGAAAGAGGCCCGCGAGCGACAGGCGATCGCCCAGGCCAAGACCCTCCTGGCCAAGCTGGCCGCCATCCAGCCGGCGGCCCCGGGCTATGGCGAGGTCTATGTCCTCCACCGACTGGGCCAGCGGGGCAAGATCACGCCCGACGATATCGAGCGGGCGATCCGGTGCGTCGAGGACCGCGTGGGCGACCCGCCGCATCCGGCGACGCTGGCCGAGTGTCTGGAGGCCCTGACGCCCATCGCCCGCATGCCTCGAGACTACCTCAGCGAAAACAAACACGCCGTCCAGTTCGCCTTTCCCGATGGGAAGGGCAAGCAGGTGGAGTTCACGCTCGCCGAGATCGAGGCGGCGGCCGCGATGGTCGGGTGAAAGACGACAGACGAAGGAAAGAATCGATGACCGATGTAGTCACAGCCAACGCCAACGCAGAAACCCAGGCCCCGGCGCCGACGCCGGGGCCTGCGGGCGGCCCGACGCCGGAAACGACAGGCCCCATGACGATCCGGCTCGACTCGCTCCCGGAGGACCTCCGCGCCAATAAGACCGTCAGCGGTCTGGCCGGCCAGCCCCTGGACAAGGCGCTACGCATGCTGGTGGCCGCCGAAGGCCTGATCGGAAAGCGGGGCGTCCCGCTGCCGGCCGGGCCCGACGACAAGGCGGGCCTGGAGGCGTACCGCAAGGCGATCGGAGTCCCGGCCAGCCCGGACCTGTACCCGGCCCCGACGCTGCCGCCGGGACTACAGACCGATCCCCAGATCGACCAGCAGCTGCGGGCCTGGGCCCATAAGTTCGGCTGGACGCCGGACCAATACAAAGGGTTCGCCGAAGAGCTGGCCGCCTGGAACGTCGCGACCCTCAAGCAGCAGGCCGCCGAGCAGGAGGCCGCCCGCGAGCGGGCCAAGGCCGCCCTGCGGACCGAACTGGGCCCAGGCTACGACGCGGAGGTCCAACTGGCCAATACCGCGGCGGCGGCCTTCGCCGACGAGGCGGAACTGTCGGCCCTCAAAGAGGCCGGGTATCTGGAGGATCCGACGTTTCTCAAACTCATGGCCAAGGTCGGGCGGGCGATTTCCCCAGACCGGCTGCACGGGAACCGACAGGGACAACCCAGTGCCTCGACCCTCGAGGCGCAGATCCTGGAAAAAATGCAGTCGGAGGCGTACCGGACCCAGCGGGGTCCGGCGCATGACCGAGTGTTGGAAGAGATCCTGCAGCTGCGAAAGCAACTGGCGGGATCGAAGTGACGGAAGATGGGACCCGTGGCCCGAAAGAACGAGTCACGAGTCACGAGTCCCGAAATCGCCGAGCCGGGGAGCCTTGCCGGTCCGGACGGCGAAAATCAACCAAGGCGGGCAGCCTCGATCCTCTCGGGGTCCGTCGCCGGGCGCGGCCAAACGCAAACGGTAGGGTCCGTAGCCCTCTCGCCGCCGGGCGGGGGGGCGTCGGGGAGCTCTCCAGAAATTCGGATGGATGATGTCATCCATCCAATCGAATCACAAAATAGTTTTTGGGGAGTTTCCCGATGTCTTACACCATCACCCAAGCGATGATCGACCAGTTCAACGCGGCGGTCATCATGCTCAGCCAGCAGAAGGACTCGCGCCTTCAGCAGGCCTGCCAGATCGCCTCGGTGGTCGGAAAGAGCTTCTACGCCGAGCGGCTGGGGTCCTCGGAAATGCAGGAACGCACCGCGCGGCACAACATCCTGCCCCTGTCGGAAGACGAGCACAGCCGGCGCAAGGGCACCATTCACGACATGTTCAGCCGCAAATTGATCGATCGGGCCGACACCGAGAAGATCATCATCGACCCCCAGGGCAAGTACGTCCAAAACAGCGTCGCGGCGGCCAACCGGGCCAAGGACATGTGGATCCTCGCCGCCCTGGGCGGCGTGGCGCACGCCGGCGAGGCCGGGACCACCCTGATCAACAACTACGACGTCGGAGAGTGCCGCATCATCAAGGGCGATGGGTCCATCGCCCCGGCGGGCTCGGACTCCACCGACACGGTCGCCACGCCCCTGAGCGTCAACAAGCTCATGACGGCCAAGACGCTCCTGGATTCCGCCGAGATCGATCCGGACCGCCGGAGATTTTTGGTGACCAACGCCTACAACATCAACGCCCTGCTGGCCGACACGACGCTCGGCGCCGAGGAGATGAGGGCGGTCCGAGACCTCAAGACCGGTCGGATCACCCACATCCTGGGCTTCGAGCTCATCCAGATCGAGTACCGCCCCTCGGGGACCGGCCTGCGGTACCACTCCGTCGAGACCGACTGCGTGCGGTCCTACGCCTTCGCCGAAGGCGCGATCACCTTCGGGATCGGCGGCGACATCCGCACGGTCATCGAGCGAGTCCCCGAGGTGGACGCCGACCAGATCCTGTGCACCCTGGAGGTCGGCGCCGAACGCAACGAGGGACCGGCCGTCGTGGAGCTCGAACTCAAGGCAGCACTCTAACCGCACCATAACGGCCGCCCGCCGGGCGGCCAAGGAGAACGACGATTATGGCAAGTGTATATGGAACCAACGCAACGGTCCTGATCTCGACGGGCGTGACGCCCTCGACGGCGCTGCAGGCCGAGAAGCAGGGCGGCAAGGTCCGGACGATCACCGACAAGTTCACCGGCGCCGCCTGTCCGGTCGGGACGCTCATCTATCTGGGCCAGATGCCCAAAGGGGCGATCCCGCTGGGCGGCTCGATCCGCTATAGCGGGTCCTCGACGGCGACACTCCAGATCGGATATACCGGCGCCACCTCCGCGCTGGGCACCGCGACGGCCCTGGCCACGACCAAGACCCAGCGGCTCTATCCCTCCGCGAATCAATGGGGAGTCCCGTTGACGGCCAATGTGGACATCTACGCCACCGTGGGCACCAAGGCCCTGGTGACCAGCAACATCCTGTATTTCGAGTACGAGTACGCCAAGGAATGACCCCAGGCCGCAACCGGGGACCCGTGCCCCACGGACCCGCGGAACGGGCCGCCAGGCCCGGGTCCCCGGTCATGGGCCGCGAACACGAAACAGACAAAACAGACGGAGAACGACATGAAACTGATCCTGGCCGTCCCGGTCCCTTCCAACCCGATGATCGACATCCGATGCGCCGCCTGGTGCGCGGCGCTCAATAACCATCCGCTCGTCACCTGGAAGTGGGCGCAGGGCATGGACTGCGACGAGGGCCGCAACATGATGATCGCCCGGGCCCTGGAAGATCCCGACATGACGCACATGTTCTTCTTGGACTCGGACACGGTCCCGCCGGCCGACGCCGTGCAGCAGCTGATGGACCTCAACATGCCGGTCGTCTGCGGCGTGACGCCGATCCTTCAAAAGGATCGGCTGTTCTGGAATGTCCGCACGCCGGAGGACGACGGCTGGTGGCCGAAGGAGCGGCCGCTGCCCGGCTGGGCGACCGAGACGTCGGCCGTCGGCGGCACGACGATCCTGGTGACCCGCCGGGTCCTGGAGTCGATCCAGTACCCCTGGTTCCGTCGGCAAAGCCAAGAGCCGGTCCACAACGAGCCCTGCTTCATGAGCGGGGACGTGTGGTTCTGCGAGCGGATCCGCAAGGCGGGATTCGCCATCATGTTCAGCCCGTTCGTCCGATGTCACCACTACAAGACCCTCGATCTGCTGGCCCTGATGGAGGGCCGGACGCTCGAGACCGCCCCCGAGCCGTTCGACGGCGCCGGCCGCTTGAGGCCGCCGACCGCCCCGCCGGCGCGGCGGCCGGTCCAGTACGAGCTGTGCGGGCCGGGCGGCCCGGGGTAAACAAAGAGTCTTCGTCTGTGGGCCCGGCGGTTGGGGCCGACTCCGGCCGCCGGACCGTTCACGGCACGGAAAGGAAACAAAAGGGATACGACATGACGACAAAACCGCTTCTTCGCTGGAAGGCGTCCGCGATGCTGCTGTGGGCGGCCGTGGGGTTCGCCCGGCCGTTCTACGCGATGGCGCAGGACGCCTGCCCAGTCCAACCGGACTGGACCAGCCGTTTCCGGGCCGCCACCGCCTCCGACCCGGGCGCCCCGACGCGGTTCGACGGACTGCCGGTCCTGGGGCCTCGCATCGACGACCCGAACGTGTGGGAGGTGCCCTGCGGACTCCAGACGTTCGCCTACCGATGGTGCGACCCCGAGGGCATGGCGGTCACCGGCGAGGTCGTCGGGTCCGATCTGCCGGCGGAGTTCCTCTGCCGGACGGACGGGACGGCGACGCTGACGATCCCGGCCGTGACGCCCGATTGGCATGTGGTCCATGTCCGATTGACCGACGAGCCGCCTCCCTACGCCCAGACGGCGGCGACGCGGGACGTCCTGATCGTTTTTCGCGGCCAGTACCTCCAAAACCGCCCGCCGATCCTCTATGGGGGGGGGACCTGAATGGGCTACAACCCCGCCAGCGATGCGTACTGTCAGGCGTGGTGGCGTCTGGGCGACGACACCAACCTGGTCACGGACTCCAGCGGCAAGGGCAATACCCTGACGAACTCCGGCGTGGTCGACAGCGGGACGGCCTGGGAGGGCAGTCACTGCGGCGACTTCGAGGCCGGCGAAGGCGACTCCATGTCCCGCGCGGATGCGGATCTGTCGGCCGCCTTCCCCCTCAAGAGCGGCGTCTCCGGGGACATGACGATCTGTTGCGCCGTCCGGTTCGAGTCCGTCCCCGGCTCCGGCAACTACCAGCGGATCATCGCCAAATATCAGTCGGCCACGGGGCAGCGGTCCTTCCAGTTGGGCGTGAAGTATTTGACCGACAAGCCCGTCCTGTACCTGATCCTGGGCTATAATTCCGGAAATTCGGCTACGGAATACAACCATACGGGGCGGCTGCAGACGGACCGATGGTATCACGTCGGATTCACCTATGTCGAATCCACCCTGGCGTACCGTCTGCGGGTCTGGGACGCGACGGCGGGGGATTTTCTGGCCCCCGATCTGACCGGCACGGCCAGCGGCACCCTGCACCGCAGCAACGAGGTGTTCTACCTCGGCCGTCGGTACGACGCCGGGTACTATTTCGACGGCCTGCTCGACGACGTGGTGGTGTTCAATCGGGCCCTAAGCGTCACGGAACTCGACGCGGTGCGGGCGATGACGTTCGGGGATTCCCCCTCCCTGTCGGTCCCGGTGGCGGCGCACTATCTAAACCAGAGACGAAGGATCCAGTGACATGAGCGGAGTATGAGCGGATTCTGCAAACAATCGGCGGCGGCCTACGTGGACCTAGGGCCGTTCGTGGCCGCCAGCGACGGCAAGACGCGACTGACGGCCCTGTCGCTGCTCCAGTCGGATATCCTCCTCAGCAAGCTCGGCGGGACGATGGCGGCCAAGAGCCACGTCTCGGCCTGCTCCCACCTGTCCGCGGGGGTCTATCGGTGCCCCCTGGCGGCGGCCGACCTCAATACGCCGGGCCGACTGCGGATCGAGGCGGTCAAGAGCTCGGCCCTGCCCGTCTGGGAGACCATCACCGTCCTGCCGCCCCACGTCTACGACAGTCTGATCGGAGGGACCGATACCCTCTGGGCGGATGTCACGCAGGTCAAGGGCTCGGCGATCAGCGCCAGCAACGCCCAGTTCGGCGCCAACGTCGTCAACTGGAAGGGCGCGGCGGCGGTGGACCTGACGGGCGACGCCTACGCCCGACTGGGCCCGCCGGCCGGGGCCTCGGTCAGCGCCGATCTGGCCGTCCTGGACGGGATCGTCGATTCGATCCTGGCCAAGGCCTCCGCCATCGCGGCCAAGCTGCCCAGCAAGGCCTATCTGACCGGCACGGCCAACAGCGACGGAGACGTGCAGGCCTCGGAAATGACCGGCAACTTCCCCGGCTCGGTCGCCAGTGTCACGGACAAGACAGGCTACGCCCTGACGGCGGCCTACGACCCGGCGAAGACCGCCGCGCAGAGCTCCGCCCTCTCGGCGGTGTCCGCGAAAGTCACCTCCATTCAGGCCGACACCTCGGCGATCGCGGCCATCGACTTCGGCGCCCTGACCTCGGCCGTCGCCGCCATCGACACCGGCGCGATCACCGCCATGACCGACAGCCTCTCGGCCGTGTCCGTCAAGATCGATCAGATCCTCTCGGACACCTCGGCCATCGCCGCCGTCGACTTCTCGTCCCTGACCTCGGCCGTCGCCGCCCTCGACACCGGCGCGATCACCGCCCTCTCGGACGACATGGCGGCCGTGACCAGCAGGGTCTCCGCCCTGCCCGATACCGCCGCGATCCGGGCGGCCCTGGAGACGGCCGGCGGCTACCTCGAGCGGCTGCACCGGCGGTTCTACGGCAAGGCGGCCATGACGGCGACGGAAATCAAGGTCTTCGCCGACGACGGCGTCACGCCGATCTCGACGCAGACCCTCTCCGACGACGGAACCACGCAGATCCAGGGGGCGGCCGGCTGAGGGGACGACCTATGAGACTGTTCGGCGTGATCGATGGGACGATGGGGCGGCAGGACCGGGCGTTCGTCGGGTTCCTCCCCCCGTTCGATCTGGCGATCCGCCCCCACGAAACCGACATTCAAAGGGCACTCGAAATGAGCTTTTCTCTGGTCTCCATCTGCAATATGGCCCTGGGCCAGTGCGGAGTCACCAAGCAGATCCATAGCCTGGAATTCTCGGGCTCCCAGCAGGTCTCCAACGAGGCGAGGCTCTGCGCCCTGTACTTCGAGTTGGCCTTCCGCGCCGCCGCCCGCGGGCACGCCTGGAAGTGCCTGATGACCCAGGCGGACATCTCCGGGGCCCTGACCACGCCGCCGGCGGCCGGGTTCCGCTACGCCTACAGCCTGCCGGCCAACTACATCGGATCGCTGCGGGTCCTCGAGGATATCGAGTGGGCCAAGGTCGGCCGGACCGTGCAGACCGACGCGACCCAGGTCCATATCGAGTACGTCCAGTACACGCTCAATACCGACCTCTACGACGACCTCTTCGTCGAGGCGCTGATGATGCGACTGGCGGCGCATCTGGCCCCGGCGCTGTGCGGCGAGGGCGGCAAGCAGATCCGAGAGGGACTGCTGGCCTGGCATGAGCGGGTCTCGTTGCCCCAGGCCCGACTGGCCGACGCCCTCGAAGAGAGCACCGTCTCGGGCGAGAGCTCGACCTGGCGAAATTCCAGACTCTAAGAGGCAGGATCCGACCCATGGCGAATCGAACACTCCTACGCTCTTACGCCGGCACGCTCCTGTGGCTGGCCGCCTCGGCCCGCGGCCAGACGCTGCCCGTGATGCAGTCGACCTTCACCGGCGGGGAACTCTCGCCGCTGGCGGCCGCCCGCGTCGACGCCGAACGCTACTTCGCGAGTGTCTCGACGATGGAGAACATGATCGCCATCCCCCAGGGGCCCGCCGTGCGGCGCCCGGGCACGAGGTTCGTCGCCGCCACCGCCGCCGGCGCCGTCGCCCGACTGTTGCCCTTTCGCTACTCCACCGACGACGTCTATGTCCTGGAGCTGACCGACTCGCTCCTGCGGGTCTATCGCGAGCACGGCCTGGTGACCCAGGACGACGGATCGATCTACACGCTGGCGACGGTCTTCGACGCCAACGAAATCGGACGGCTCCAGATCTGGCAGACGGCGGACGTCGCGTATCTCGTGGATGGGACCGACTGGCCGCGGAAGCTGGTCCGGACCGATCACAACGATTGGACGCTCGCCGAGGCCCCGATCCGGGACGGGCCCTTCCTGGCCGAGAACCTCACGGCCGTCACCCTCGCCGCCAGCGCCACGACCGGAACGGGCGTGTCCCTCGTGGCGACCGGCCCGATCTTCCAGAGCGGACACGTCGGGAGCTACTGGCGGCTCCGCGATCTGGTGAGCATCCAGTCCTCCTCGGCGACCGTCAACGAGGTGGACGAAGGGTCCGCCACCCTGGTCTGCCAGGCCGGGGGGAATTTCCAGTGGTCGGTGACCGGCTCGTTCGTCGGCACCGTCGAGCTGCAGATGTCGTACGACGAGGGCGGGACCTGGACGGCGTATACGACCATGACCTCCAGCAATATCGCCACGACGACCGACGAGGTCTACGACAACGACACCGGTCAGGACGTGTCCCTGCGGGCCGTCTGCACCGACTACACCAGCGGGGCCGCGACCGTGCGGCTGTGGGTCCACGCCTACATGCACACGGGCGTGGTGAGGATCACGGACTACACCGACCCCTGCCACGTGACCTGCGACGTCGTCCGCGATCTGGCCTCGACCAACGCCACCGTCCGATGGAGCGAGGGGGCCTGGTCGGGCGTGCGCGGATACCCCCGGGCCATCGCCAGCTACGGGGACCGGCTCGTCCTGGCCTCCACGACATACCAGCCTTTGACGATCTGGTTTTCCGCGACGGGAGACTATGAGAGCTTCGACCCGGCCTCCGGCGACGACGCCGACTCCTTCGCCTATACCCTGGCCCGCAGCGAGCAGGACCCGATCCTGTGGCTGACGGCCCAGCGGAAAAAGGGGCTGACGGCCGGGACGACCGGCAGCCTGCTGGAGATCGAGCCCTCCGACAGCACCCTGGGCATCCGCCCCAGCAATCCCCCCACGGTCGTCAATACCCTGGCGGTCCCCTGTGCCGATGTGCCGCCGGTCTTGGCCGACAACATCCTGCTGGTGTGGCAGCGGGGCGGACGCAAACTCCGCGAGGTCCTGTACTCCTACGACGCCGACGCCCTGGTGGCGCCCGACCTGACGATGTTCTCCCAGCACGTGACCGCCGGCGGCGTGACGGCGATGGCCTGGTGCAATCAGCCCTACCCGATCCTCTGGTCCGCCCGGGCCGATGGGCAGCTATTGGCCCTGACCTACGACCGAAACTACCAGACGGTCGCCTGGAGCCGCCATGCGCTGGGCGGCGCCGGCGCCGTGGAATCGCTCTGTTCGATCCCGTCGGCGGAGGAAGAGGAACTCTGGATGGTGGTCCGCCGAACGATCGGCTCGGCGACGGTGCGGTACGTCGAGTACCTGGCGCCCTGGGACTTCGGCACGGATCCCGCCGATGCGTACTACGTGGACAGCGGGCTCTCCTACGACGCGGCCGCGGCGACGACGTTCTCGGGACTGGGACATCTGGAGGGCTTGACCGCGGCGATCCTGGCCGATGGAGCGCCTATCGAGGGCAAGACCATCACCTCGGGCGCCGTGACCCTGGACCAGCCGGCGTCGGTGGTGCACGTGGGGTTGCCCTATTCCTCGACGCTCACGACGGTCCGATACGATTTCAGCGGCGAAGGCGGGGCGACCTGGCACCGCCGCAAGGGGATCGGGCGGGTCACGGTGAGCTTCTATCGGACCCTGGGCGCGACGATCGGCCCGAATGCGGACCGGCAAGTCGAGCCCGACTGGCAGAGCTCCGGGGGCGGACTGCTCCATGCCGGGGTGCCGGAGCTGTTCAGCGGCGACCAGGAGGTGTCCCTCGACAAGAGCTTCTCGACCGACGGCGCGTCGGTCATGATCCGACAGACGCAGCCCTGGCCGATGACCGTGCGAGCGATCGTGGCTCTCGTGGAGTACCGATGACGGGGGAATACCGATGACGAACGACATGCTGATGAAGTGGGGCGGCAAGGGCCTGGGGGCCCTGGGGGCCCTGTACGCGGGGTTCGCCCAGGCGCGCGGTCTCCAGGCCTCCGCTCGGGCCAAGGCCCAAGAGGCCCAGGCCCTCCGCGAGCGGGGGATCTGGGACCAGATCCGATTCAACGAGGACACCCGACGCCTGGCCGGTCTCCAGCGGGCCCTCTTCGGCGAGGCGGGCGTGCGGATGGAAGGGGCCCCGATGGACCTCATGGCCCAAACCAAGGCCGCCCGGGTCCTGGATCGCATGCAACTGGCCCAGAACACGGCGCGGGAAGTCTCGGCGCTGCTCGACGACGCCCGGGAACTCCGGCGGGCGGCGCG